GAAGAGCTAAGAATGCAAGGTCCATTTTTAACCGATGATTCAAGAAGAGAATTAGAAACAGCTATTGATGCTAAAATTTATGCAAGAAATATAGCTGAACCAACTTTTGAACGTCAAATGGCAGAAGATAAAAATACTGGAAGAAGTAAACGCATTGGAGAGGCTTTAGAATTTTACAGACCTGATTTCGAATCAGACCTAAATATGGCACAAGGTGGTTATTTAGAAACAGGTATGGGAGATGGTGTATCTGATGAAATACCAGCTAGTCTTGATGGTGAGCAAGATATATTACTATCAGAAAACGAATTTGTAATACCTGCAGATGTAGTTAGTGGGCTAGGTAATGGCTCTTCAGATGCAGGTGCAGAACAACTTTATGCTATGATGGATAGAGTTAGAAAAGCCAGAACAGGTACTAAAAAGATGGGCAAAGAAATAACAGCAGAGAGGTTAATGCCAGCTTGAAGAAAGCAACGATTGTTCCAAAAGAACATATCGCAGATGTTTGGGAAGATATAGAAGAGTATGTAAAAAACTGTGCTAAATATACATACGGTAGATTCACCGAACAAGATATACTGAGAGATGTGTTATTAAAAGACCAACAATTATGGGTATCTTTTGATACTGAAACTAAAGTTATTGTGGGGTTTTTAATAACAGAAGTAGTAGAGTATCCTCAAGCGAAAATGTTAGTAATGCATTTTACAGGAGGACAGGACTTTAAGAGTTGGGTGCCTGATGGTCTACCAAAGATACAGAAGTTTGCAAGAGACAACGGATGTATTAGAATAGAGTCACATGGTAGAGCAGGTTGGGAAAAGATGTGGAAAGAATATGGATATAAGAAACGATTTGTATTCTATGAATTACCAGTGGAGTGATAGATGTTTTTAAAGTTAGTACCAAATAAATTTAAAGTATGGTTAGTTAAACAACTATACACAGACCTTGCGTCTAAAGGACGTATGGGTGACACTCGTTTAGCTCACATCAATGACTACGAAGCAGACTTACTAAAATCAGTAGGTGGCTCAGGTACAATCAATCCTGCTACAGGATTATCTGAATATGGTGGGGGTAGTGGTGGTGGTGGAACCACTAAGTCAACTACAACTAACTTACCTGAGTATGCTCAACCTTTCTACGAAGAGCTACTAAAACAAACAGGTAAACAAACTTACACTACAGATGACGCAGGTAATGTAACTGGTGTCAAAGAGTACACACCTTACACAGGTGAAAGAGTTGTTGGGTTTAATCCACAACAACAAGCAGTACAACAAGGTATTGCGGGACTACAAAATCCTAGTCAATTTGCTACTGCTAATCAAGTATTAGGTGATGTAACTACTATGGGTACATCTGCAGCTGCTCAAGGCTTAACAGGTGCATTAGGTTATAACCCTGGTGCAGTAGAAAGTTTATCTATGCAAGCTCCTGGTACATTTGATGCTACTACTAGAGACCAATATATGAGTCCATTTAGTGATGCAGTGACAGAACGAGCTATAGCAGAAGCTAGAAGACAAGGAGATATAACCGCAAACAAATTTGCTATGCAGTCAATAGGAAAAGGCACTTTTGGTGGTGGTCGTGAAGCATTGATGACTGGAGAAGCTGATGCTAGAACTAACGCTTTAATAGCTGACCTAAGAGCTAAAGGACAACAAGATGCTTTCTTAAATGCTCAACAACAATTTGAAAGAGATAGAACTGCAGGTATGCGAGCTGATGAACAGACTCTTGCAGCTGAGAGAGAAAGAAGACAACTACAACAGTCAGGTGACCAATTTGGTGCAGGACTACAAAAAGATTTAGGTCTTACAGGATTAGGCACTACATTACAAAGTGCTCAAGCTACAGAAGGATTAGGTAGAGCTGAACAAGTAGCTAATTTAGAAAGACTTAAAGCTCAATCAGCAAGTGCTAATGAACAACAAGCATTAGACCAAGAAATTGCAAACATAAAATATCAACAATTTAGAGAGCAAGAAGATTACCAAAGAAAATTACTCGAGTATCAATCAAACATACTTCGTGGTAATGCAGGTGCATTAGGTGGTACTGAGGTACAATATGCTCCAGCTCCTAGTTTAGCTTCACAGCTTACAGGTACAGGAGTTGCAGGTCTTGGACTATATAGAGCAATGGGTGGTAGCTAAAGGAACATTATGAATATTATACAACTACAAGATAGACTAAAAGGATTACCAGAAGAAGCATTAGTTAAATACGTAGAACAACCTATGGGTGAAGTACCTATTTATCTTGCGTTAGGTGAGTTGCAAAGACGTAGTGAAATGAAAAAAAGATTTCAAGCAAGTCAAGCAGATAAACCTAGTGTTGCAGAACAACTTGTAGCAGAAGCAAAACCAATGCAAATGGGCTTAGGTGCTATGGCTCCTCAACAAATGATGCCTGGAGCTCAAGGCGTAGGTGCTCCACAACCAACACCACAAATAGACCCAAGACAAATGGCAGCAAGTGGTATAGCAGCTAATCCTGTGAACAATGTAGGCGGTCCAGCTATGATGGCAAACGGTGGGATTGTAGGGTATCAAACAGGTGGTGATATTGAAGACGCTATATCTAGAGTTTATGACTTAAATGATGGGACTCGTAGAGACAATACTGAGGAATTAGACCTTAATAGATTATCGTTTAATGATAACTCATCCTTAATTGACGATAATAGTTTTATTCCTAATCCTTTTGATAAATTTAAAAATTTACCTATAAGTCAAAATAAAAGCATTACAGACCTTGATAATTCTGAATCTTTAACAGATGCAGAACTTGAAGCTATTTTAGGAACAAAAAATCTTGCAGTTGGTAATATGTATTCTCCATTTCCTTATGATATGAGAAAACTAACAGGGTTGCCTTATTTTCCTAAAAGCGAAAATATAAAAGACTTTATGACTGAACGTAAAGATATAAACAAAGAATTAGGAATAGACAATGAATACTTTGGTAAACAAAAAGACAAAGCACTTAATATGGGATTAATCGAAGCAGGACTTCGTATTGCAGGAGGAACATCTGCTAACCCATTAGAAAATATATCTGAGGGAGCTATTCCTGCTTTAGCACAATATAACAAACAAATAGCAGCTGCTGACGCTGGCACTAGAGCAGAATTAATAAATGCAAGAGATGCGTTTATTACGAAACAAGCTGCAACAGCAAAAATACAAGCTGATTTATTATCAGACCAATTAGCTGCAAACGCTGTAGGAGCTCAAACTAAGTCAAAATACTCGCTTGATGCTTTAGAATTTACTAGAGATTATTTTAAATATTTCTTAAAAGAGGGAGCTGTAAATACTTTTTATCAACAAAATAAAGATATTGCTGCTCAAACTTTTCAAAAAGTTAATAAAGTAATTTTTGACACTATTTCACAAGGAAGAGCTATTGATGTAGAAGAAATTCAAAATATAATATTAGAGCGTGTGCCAAAAAAGTAAAAGATAACTGAGGGTAATACTTTATGTCTGCATTAGATGAAAAAATTAAAAGTTTATACGACCAAGGTGTCTCTGAAAATCAAATTAGAAGAGTTTTAGAAAACAATGGAATAGTTCTACCTAATAACTATTTTACTCCCCCCGAACCTGAGCCTGAGTTAAAACCTAAGCCTAAGCCTGAGCTTAAGGCTGAGCCTAAGACTGAAACTAAACCAGACGTTACAGAAGAAACACCTACTTTTTTAGGTATGTCTATAGATGAAGACGATGATTTTTTAAGAGCCTTAAAAACATATGGTCCAGAGACAAAAGAACTTTATGGTGGGCTAAAAGTATTAACAGGTAAAAGTATAGAAGAACTTGGTTTTGATGGAACAGGAGTAATTGAATCAGGGCTTGAAACTATGGAAGAAGCTCGAGAAGCAATACAACCGTTTACAAAAGAAACTGATTCATTTTCTACAGTAATAGATGAAGGTCTTGGAAGTTTTTTTAGAGAATTTTTACCTTATTATGCAGGTAAAGGAGTTGCAATGTTTGGTGAGGCAGCTCTATCTGGTATTATTGGAGGCATAATAGGAACAACTGTAGGCCCAGGAGGTACCGTAGTTGGAGGAATTGGTGGAACTGTTGCTAAATCACTTGTTAAAAAAGGGTTAAAAGCCGAAATTAAAAAAATTAGAAAACAATATGGTTATATCAAAGCAAGACCTATTGTTAAAGACCTTGTAAAAAGAGAAGTCGCAAAAGAAATAGCTACTAATCCTGCTTTACGAAGGCAAGTAAATAAAAAAATAGGACAAGCTTTTGGTGTGGGCTCAATGTCAGCACGATATGGTGTGGGAGAAGTTACAACTAGAGCTGTTGATGAGGCTATTGCAGGAGTAGATGACCCTCAAGAACAAATGCGTATTATAAAAGAGTTGAGCACAGGTAAATTAGCTGCTTTAAGTACAGGTCATGCTCTTGCACAATATGTGGGTTTAAAAATTGGTTTAGGTTCTTTAGATGCAATGAACACTGTCACAAGAAATATATTTTTAAATGTATTTAAAAATGTAGGAATTACAGGTTTAAAAGAAGCTCCTGTTGAAATTCTTCAAAGTATATTAGAAAGGTATGGAGCTGAATTACCCTTAAAAGATGCTCAAGCTATACGAGAATATATAGACGCTGGTGCGGGAGGATTCTTTATGCCTATCGTGCCAGCAACAATAGGTGGAGTAAGAAGACCTAGAAGCCAAACAACAAAGAAGGCAGATGGAAAAGGAGACCCTACTACTGATGCGAAAGATGACTCTGAAGGTACAGATACAGATACAGATACAGATACAGATGCAGATGCAGATGCAGATGCAGATGCAGAACGCACATTAGAAAGTGTTAAAAAAGATAGAAAAACACAATTAGATGACCAGCTTAAAGCAGAAAAAGCAGAGGCAATAAAAAAACTTAAAGTAGATACTCTTACTCCTGAAATACTAAAAGACTTAGGTATAAAAGGTAATATGACTGGGTTTATTGAATTAGAAGGTGCGGAACTTAATACTCCTGAAAACATAGAAACAGTAGATAAAATTCTAGAAGGTAAAGAAGCTTTACCATCAACTAATACTGAAGCAATTCAAAACTTTAGAAAAAAACTTAAGAGAAAACGAAACAAATTATTAAAAGAACAAAAAGATGCTAAACCAAAAGAAACAAAAGGTAAAGATGATACTGATGTAGCTGGAGAAGAATTACAACCCACAGTAGACCCTGTGGTAGACCCTGTGGTAGACCCTGTGGTAGACCCTGTGGTAGACCCTCAGGAGCAACAAATTTTAGATTTTGTTAAGACAGAAGACGGAACAACTGTGTCCGCTATACAAAAGAAATTTAAAATAGGTCTTAACAAAGCCAAAAATATTATGAAAAAAGCTGTTGACGCAGGATTAATTACAACAGAAACTAAAGGAAGAAGCACTATTTATAAGGAGGTGCAAGATGCTGAAGGAACTGGAGAAGGAATTGTCGGAACAACTGGAGCTGTTGACCAAGAAGGACTTGGAGCTCGCGATGAGGCACCTGTACAGACCACAGAAGAGGCCGTTACCGAAGTCGTTGACGAAACTGACGGAGATGCAGTGGTTACTCCTGGACCAGATACTGGACAGCCTGTTGGAAGAGAAGGAGGAGTCGATAATACATTAGATTTACCTACTAGAGTTAAAGAAGCTCGTAAAATTTTAAAAAATATAGACCCAGATAATGAAACGTTTCCAGATTATAAAGAAACACTTAAATCCCCTGATATTACTCAAGAAGAATTAACTCAAATAGAAAATGACTTATTTGAAGTTATTAAAGAAAAAGATTATTCAAAAACTCCAGGTCCAGAAAGTGATAGAGAAATTATTTTAGGATTAAAAAAAGCAAAAACTTTAGGACAAGCATTAAATACTTTAAAAAATAATCTTAATGAAACTTTATCACTAGAACAAAATGAAATAATTAATAAAGTTTTAGCTACTCCTAACATAGGTAAAACTAAATTTATTTTTAATCCTGAATTAGAAGAAAAAGAAGGGGCTTATGGAGCCTATGACACAGAAACAGATACTGTAGAATTATCAGAAAATGCGGGTATAGATACTGTATTACATGAAGCAGTTCATGCAGCTACTACTAATCAAATTAATAAAAACATAAGAAAAGACAAAGAAGGTAGAGAAGAAGGTAGAACTGCGGTTGGAAGAGAGTTAGTGCAACTTTTTAAAGACGCTAAAGAAGCAGATGTAAATAATGAATTTAGTGGGTCATTATTAAATGTAAAAGAATTTATTTCAGAGGCTTTTACTAATGTAGAATTTCAAAAATTTTTAGCAAGAAAAATAAGTACAACGGGAAGAAGTGTATTAGGGGAAGAAAGAGCTTATAGAGCTAAATTAAAAAGAGAGGGTGTTGGAACCCGTGCTGCTGAGAATACTATAAATGAAAGAAGAAAGTCTGCTAGTTTAATTAATACTATGTGGGGTGATTTTGTAAAAATTGTAGAAAAACTAGCTGGTATGAAAGATATGACTTACAGCATAATGAATGACGTAGTAGCTTTAGCACCTGAATTATTTGCAGGCCCAAATAAAACAGAACAGTCTGAAAGTCCTGGTGAAAGATTAAATAAAAAAATAAGTCAAAAAGAAGTTAACGAATTTAATAAAAATCAAAAAACACCAGAAAAAATAAAACGTGAGCAAGCAGACAAAAAGAAAACTAAAGAACAAATACGTTTAGATGAACAATTTCCTGACAGAATTGGATTTGGGGAAGAAAGTAAATTAAGATTAGGTTATTTTGGTACTTTACTAACTAAGCTAGATAACAATGTATTTTCTTTTGATGCTGCTTTAAATGGTGAAATTATAGACTCTATGAAAAAAGGATTAAAAAATAAAGCAAATGCGTTTGGAGTTTTTGGACAAGATACTTGGAATGATATTTCAGAGACATTTCTTAGAATAGCGTCATCACAAGCTTTACATGCTAGAGGAGTTGGTACAGCCGCTTTAGAATATGGTAGACCTATTTATAATCAAGTAGGTAGTTTTTTCTCATCTGAAGCTGACGGAGATGCTAATAGACCTAGTTTTCAAAAAGTTATGAGAAGTTTAAGAGCTTTTGCAAAAGAACAAGGAATAAGCTCTAAATCAGCGAGAGAAATGGCTCATAATGCTTTTGTAGCTTTACGTGCTTTTGGTATAAGAGAAAAAAACAAAGCAGTTGAGCAAGAGTATTTAAACCTACAAAGACAAAGAAAAAATAAACAAGCTAATAATTACTACAAAGATAATTTTATTCCTATTGATTTAACTGATGAGCAAATAGACAACGGAGTAGAAATTTTTAATAAGTTTCCTGGATTACAAGAAATACATAAAAATTGGATTGATGCTAAAAACGATATAATAGACCTTCAAGTTGAGCATGAATTAATGGATAGAGAAATGGCGGATGAATTTAAACAAGTTATTGATGTAGAAGGAATAGAAGCTTTAGATGATTATGTTAATTTTTATAGAGATGGTCAACCTTTGCCTGGGTCATATACAAGACAACAAGGAGACCGAGGAAAATATTTTAAGATAAGAGGTAGTTTTGTTCCTGTATCTGATGTTTTTGATAATATGTCTGCATGGATTCAAGATGGAGTTACAAGGTCTGTGTTAAATAGAGCTGCTATTAACAAAGTAGAAGCTGCATTTGAACATTTACCAGGTGATATTAGAGAAGTAGGCAAAGTAACTGGAGAAACGCCTAATACAGTAAGCTTTAGTAGATTAAATAAAGATGGGACTAGAGTAATTAAAAACTATCAATTTTCTAATCCTTATTTTGCTACTGCTTTTGGAGCTGGTATAGAATCTATGAATGGTGCTGCATTACAAATGGCAAGAAATACTTCTAGTTTTTTAAGAACAAACGTGGTATTAAACCCCCTTTTCTCTCTTTCTCAATTAATTATTCAAGATGTAGGTTCAGCTATGGTTAACTCAGGAGTTAAGTATCCTCTTATGATTCCACTACGAGTGGCAAAAGAGTTTCCATTAACTTTAATTAATATGAGTAAAACTCACAATGAAATGAGACGAGCAGGGCTAACTGGGTCTTATGATTCTTTTAAACAAGGAGAATCTCTTTCAGACCAACAAGTCAGAGAGGAAAAAAGTATTTATGCAAAAATGACTAAAGCTATTGACTCTGTTCCTGGATTAGGAAAAGGTGTAACGTTTGACCAAGTTAATCCAGAGACTCCTGTATCTATAAAACGTTTTTTAAATCGTATTGCTATGGCATCAGATAATGCTGTAAGGCAAGCAGTTTATGAACAGACTATGTCAGAAACAAATAATAGAGGACTTGCTATGAGTAGAGGAGCTGAGATTATAAACTTTAAACGCTCAGGCTCAACCGCATTTGTAAATGTTCTTCGCCAAGTAGTTCCATTTTTTGGGGCTTTTTTACAAGCAGCAGCAATTCAAGGGAGAATTGTAACAGGTAAAGGAGTTTCAGCAGAACAAAGAGCTTTTGCTACGACTAAATTTTTAACTACAGGAGCTCAGTTATCAGCTTTATCACTTATTTATACTCTTATGGCACAAGATGATGAAGAGTATAATAAACTTGACCCTAAAATTAAAGACAGAAGAATCATACTTGGTAATGGGTTTCATCTAACTCTACGACCTGACATATACACTTTTTTATTTAAAATAATGCCTGAGCAAACTTTAAACAATATGTTGGGTACTACTGATAATCAAAAAGTTGCAGACGCTTTAAAAAGAGCTCTAAAAGAATCTTTCTTATCAAACAGATTTACTCCTCAAATAATAAGAGTACCACAAGATATTTTAAATAATATGGATGTTAGAGGTGAAAGACCTATAGAAACTCCTAGAGATAAAGCTTTAAAACCTGTAGAAAGATATAGTGCAGGAACTAGCGAAACAGCTAAATTTTTATCTCAATATGTAAATTTAGATGAATTAGGTATTTCTCCAAAAATGATAGATGCTTTTATAAGACAATTTTTTGGGCTTACAGGCGGACAACTTATGCTATGGACAGATTCAATGATTGAAAACGCTCAAGTTTTAAAATATGCAGACGCTTCTAAAAATGAAAGAGATAAATTAGCTAGTGTACCAGGTTTAAGTAATTTTTTATCAAAAACTTATGGTAATAGATTTACTACAGATTTTTTTGAGTTAAAAAAAGAAGTTGATAGAGCGGTTGAGGAATATAATTTCTTAAGGAAACATGATTATGACCAAGAAAAAGTAGATAAAATCTACGAAGATAATAAAGTATTCATTGATGCCGCTAGTGAAATAGATGCATTTATGGGTGTCATAGAAGCTATACGAAGAGAAAGAAATACAATATTAAGAACCACTAGAGAGCCATTAGGAATAACGCCAGGTAAGCAAATTACTGGGGAGGATAAACAAAAAATGTTAGAAGTGCTTGCTCAACAAGAACAAGACACTTTAAGAGGTATATTAGAAATTCGCCAAAGAATATATGGAACTAAAGAAAACGAAGAAGTTAAACAATTTTTATCAAATTTAGGTTTTTTTAAATTAGATGAAGAAACTGGTGATATAATAGTGGATAAAAAAGGTGTAGACGAATCAGGATTCCCTAAAAAAGACTAGCCCACTCGCCAAGTTCTAACCCCTAAATGATTATCCTTAGAAGTAACAAAAGTCTTGACTCTAACCCCTGCTCGTTTGGCACCTGACTCTATTGCATATATCATATGCGAAGTCTTGAGAGTAGGCACAAAGAAACTTTCTCCTATTGCCATACCCTCAAATGGGAATATCCATTCTATTTCTTCATACAAGTTCAGGGTCAATCTCCTTGATAATGTCTGGTGGTAGTGTGTCCGTACTAATTATATAGGCATTCGTATTAAACTCGTCTAGCCCTGGCTTCCAGTTAGCCGCCATCTTTTTCTTTTTATCTACAATCTCTATGCCGTGCTGTTGCATTTGATACATAAACTGCTTAGGTGATACGCTGTTCTCTTCTATTAAGAACTTCCTAAAGACAGACTTAGTAATACATAACTCTTTTTTATCTGTGTCTAGGCGTATATACAATGAGTTTCTTGGTTCTATAATTACTTTTTTATCGT